ACTTGATAATATCTAAGTCATTCGTACATATCATCTGATGAGAAGTATTCTACGAGAATGTCATAAACTTCTGGCGGGTTATCAATCCCACATATAAGCTCATGCAGAGTGTTTTTAACCTCGTCGTATTTATCGGCTTCTCTCAACAGAAAATGCCAAATGCAACCACGACCATCGTGCTGATAGCAAACCCCAAATCCGTCATCCTCATCACGCAGCCATATTTCTACATATGTGTCATTCTTGTAATCGCCTGTTTTCTTGCCATAAATTACATCTTCTCTTTTACTCATGTTATCCTCCTTTACGCTCCAAACACTTCTTGTTCCGCCGTATCAGGCATAAGCTGCTTCGGATAGAACGGTAACACACCCTTCTTCTCTTTCTTATCCCATGAATACTGATAGTCAAGGTCAAACTCACTTGTGAAGAATCTACGACTCGGACGGTCATAGAATAATCCTACGCTGCTACCTTCAAATCCAAGCATACGATCTTTTAGAATATCAACCATAACATCTGATTTTATAGGTGGTTTGTACCAGCCGTCACCGTTCTTCTTTGGAATACCCTTTTTATCCTCGTCGGTCACTCTGTAAAGGCTTATGATTCTATGGGCAAGGTCAATAATTGCGCTGATACCTTGCACATCCATCTTAGTCAATCTACGTATTGTTTCAATCTTGTGTGGATGAACAACCAATATCACAGCTACATTATACTTCTTTGCCAAATCAATAAGCTGTACAACAAATTCTTCCTGCTTGTTATACTTGTTATTTTCATTACACTCAAGATTGACGGATGTGAGATTATCTACTACTATAAGTTTTACGCCAAATTTGCGTATACACTCCACCATAGATTCAAGAAGATTGGGGACTTTGTGGGATTTACCGTCTTTATAAATGAACATTCTCTCTTTATAGGCATCATTCATCGCTTTTCGAGCTTCATTTGTTACCTTCCAAAAATCTGTGTCACCCACATTTTTTTGAATAATATTACGCTGCCCTGCAAAAATGTAGTCCAGCCATCCTCGACATTGGAAATTCGGGAGTTCACCACTGTAATACCACACAGAATGTCCTTGCTCAACGGTCTGACAGACAAGCTGTGATAAGAATGATGACTTACCACTTCCATTAACCCCTGTCAGAATATTAAAAGTGCCAAAGAAGATTTTCATTAATCTCCTGTCAATATCCTTAAAGCCAGTTTTAATTCCGTCAATAGCGTCAAGATCAACAGAAGAAATGTCAGAGTAATCAACAACGCTTTCTACGGGCATATCTGAAGCCTGAGTTATTATCTCCATAACCTTATCTTTGCCCATATAGTAGAGGACTTCGTTAAGGTCTTTTATTCTTATCTTCTTACCATCTCGTTCCACATATTTAGGCACATTCACCACTTTGCAACGCCATGATCCGAGGCGATAGACGCATTCCTTGCGCATCTTTTCTCCCGCTTCATCATTATCAGAACATATGATGATGGTGTCAAACTGTTCAAGCCAGTCAAAATTCTTCTCAATCCAAGTGTAATTACCTGCGCCAAAGCAGACGCTTACTGTATTAAGATAGCCAGCTTCGATAGCCGACATACAGTCCCCTTCGCCTTCAACAATCAAAAGCGGTTGTGTGGTGTTTATGCGATTCATATTCCACAGCAAAGGCATTGTGTCCGCGCCTTTTTGACACCATGCTTTTAAATCACCCTTAGACTTATCTATCTTGCGGCTTGGACGATACTTTACAAGGCAAAGAACATCATTTGTATCATAATAATTAAACACAGTGTTGCCGTGTTCATCCTGTCTTACATCACAGTAATCAATTGTAGCCTGTGATATTTTGCGCTTTGCCCAATATTCGTACACCTGAGACTTATCATCGCACTTAATCTCGGTGGGATATTTATAAGAAGGTTCTGTCTTTACGCCAACCTCTCCCATTGGAACTTCCATTCCTGCAAGCTCAAATACCTTAGAAATTGCTTCGTTAAAGGTAAGATGTTTTCCTTCCATAAAGGAGTCAACTATATCTACGGATTTTTGGCAAGAAAAACAGTGAAAACGCTGACGCTTAGAATCATAAATAAAGCTTGGTGTTTTTTCGTTGTGAAAACAGCACAGCCCCTTCCTGTTCTTTCTATCATAATTTTCAATTTGAAGGACATCTGCCATGATATCCGCTGCATTATCACCTATTCTTTCTTTTGCTTGCTCGATTAGTACCTTATCCACCATCGTCATTCACCTCCATAAATGCATCCCATCTTGCAGAGATTTATACAATAAAAATTATCTACCTCACAGTCCCACTCGTCTGTTGCCAGTATAGTGTCAACTGCTGTCTTAAACCAATCTATTGTTGCAGCGTAGTCTCCCTCGTTAAATGGTTCTTCGTCTAAAGGTTTATCAGACCTAAACTTATTGAATACCAGTTTATAGGGAAACTCGCCGTATTTTTCTTTGATACAATGTGCATACAGGTAAAGCTGTCTCATATATTCAGCACGTTCTTTCTTCGACTTCCATGCCCCGTGGCTCTTGTGATCTACCACAAAAATGCCGTTCTCATCTCTCATTATTAAATCTGCAAATCCGATAAACTCATAACCGCCTATCGTGCTTTCAAGTTTTTCTTCTACGCTGAGGACTTCGCCATCAATTCCGTCAAAATTCTGAAGATAAGCCAACGTCTTAGAATAAAAAGCATTGAACATATTCCAGAATGGAAACCTTTGCGGAACGGCGGTTTCATATTCTTGCTCAAAAACGTCTGCCAGTTCAAACGCATAAAGTTCACCTTTGAAATAACGCTCAAGAATACTGTGAACGTGTTTACCGAAGGAACTGAAGGCGTTAGGTTCTTCTTCTATTTCCTCAATGTATTTGAGATAGAACGCATATTTGCAAGTCTCGTACAACTTCAAGGAACTGAAACTCCACTTCTTTTCTTTAAGATTCATGCTGCCTCCTAAAACAAAAATAGAGCCAACCCCGACATACATATTCTGTTATATGCGAGATTGGCTCGTTTACCGTGTCGTGTCGCTTATAATTAGAATGGCACTTCTTCTGAACTTGCTACTTCTACAGGCTCAGTTGCTACTGCATTCTGCGCAGGTGCAGCCTGTGTCTGCTGTGAATTATTGTTATTGTTGTTGCCACCGCCAACAAACTCTATGGAATTAACAAGAATATATGAATTGTAATGTGTTACATCTTCGTGGTTCTTGTCCTGATATTTGTCAGTCTTAAATGCTCCGATGACTGCTATGGGCTTGCCCTTCTTGCAGTAACGTCCCACGAGTTCTGCCGTCTTATTCCACGCCTGACAAGTGATGAAGTCTGCTGGTCTATCCTTGCCATCGGAATCCTTGCCATTGTTTACAGCAACGGTAAACTTAACCACTGACTTGCCACTTGTGGTCTGTCTGAGTTCGGGATCACTTGTGAGATTACCGATAATTGTACACTGATTCATAAATTATACCTCCAAATTACTTTGATTTCTTCTCAGCCTTGAAGTCATCTGGTTTGAGATTATCAAGGTCTGCCTTGAGCTGATTTAACTTGTCTGCGTCCTTAATTGTCTGTGGGTTTGAAGTGCCGTAGTTTTTGCGAAGCCACGATACTAATTTATCTCTGTCATAACCCTCTGATATCTTAGTCTTAAAGGTTTCAATCGCTGTAAGAGCCTTTTCAGCGTTCTTAACGTTTTCGACAGTTGCGTTATAACTATCCTCAAGGTCTTTCTGCCACAGCGATAAGCCAAGCCCCATATTTGCGAGAGCCTTTACAAGACAACGCTTAATGCTCTTATTTACATCCGTACTTGTAATATCACCGACCGGAATACTCTGATTTCGGTTATTCATCACAGCAAGTGTCTCAGAAATTGTGCGGTCTGCAACTGTAACTTCGACTTCAACCCAAGCCGTACGCCCGTCAGAACAATACTGTAAAGGCTGAATATCTTCCACAACCTCGTATCTCTCGGCGTCCTTTGTCTTTTCAACAAGAACCGACTTGAGTACCTTTGTTGGGAACTCTCTCGCCTTAAAGGTGAAGCTGTCTGGGAATGCATCATTTGCGAGAGTGATGGCTGTTGACCACTCAAGATAATCAAGGTTTTGCTTCTTCTTTGTAAGCCCCTGTACCGAAATACTATTTAACGTATGGAATACAGGTTTCTTTGTTTCGCTCATTTCTTATTCTCCTTTTCTCATTTGTTGTTTTGCGAAGATATAAAAATTATCTCCATGATTATATTATACCGCTAATCTCTTAACTTGTCAAGATAAAAAATTATGAGATATTTATAATTTTATCCATGATGGCTAATGCCTTATTGCTCTGATCTTCTGTCCCGTATTCACGAATTGCATACAACACGTTCTCAGCTATGCCTTGATTAGTAATTTTTAGTGGATTCTTCTCACCCATATTCAGCGCACCGATAATGTCATAAAGGAATATCCGCAGGTTCTCTTTATCCTCAGCGGCAGCAATGCGCTCCTTGCAAAGCTCGACTATCTGTAAACGTATATCCACATTACTCGCCTCCAATCAACTTTGCAAAGCGATATGTTGTTCTCTGCTCATCAAACCAGTCACAAGCATCTATAAAGCCTTCATAATTATAAGGAAAAGACTTGTTAATTATCTTGCCATCAGCTTCAAACCTTGCGTTCATATTGTCACTGTCAGGGCAATCAACTTCCATGTAGTAGTCAGGAGTTTCAACCCACAGGCACGTTCCGTCTGGATTGTAGGAGATAATCTGTCTAATGTCCATCTCATTTACAGGCCTATAGAAGCCCCTTCCTTGCTTCAAAAACAGTTCATAGGTGTTCATTTCGATCTATCTCCATTGCGCTTTTCGCAAGTTCCACACCATGTATACATAAAATATGTGCATATCTCTAACACATCATCTACAGACAATGAAGTGTGTGGAAGGTTGACATCATTCTTAATGCGTTCCCGGATATCCTTGCTACATAAAGTATCATCTTCCATAGCCACCAGTGTGTTCTCTATTAAGTGCTCAAGATTACTCATTCACTCACCTCCTCATAATCCGTAAGCCATTTGAAATAATCGTTGAATAATGTGTTGTCAGCGTTGACTTCATAAAAATGTTCAAACATCTTATTCCTCCTCATAAAAGTGAAATTTCATATACTAATCATTATTAGTATGAGTTTTGCAATTGCAACACACATATATGTCAATATTGCAAAGTCAATAAAATTATTTGTCTTATTTATCCTACTTTCCAGCCTTTCAATTTCTTGTTTTAACTCAGAGTTCTCTCTTGTAAGTCCACTCATTCTGTTTCTCTGAGTATCAAGCTCTGTAAACGCATCGTCAATACGTTTATTGAGTTCTTCTGTTTTGTCATAATAATTAGCCATGCGAATTACTTCTTTCATAATTAATTCTCCTTTTAGTTTCCTTTTATAAAATAATCAAAGTTTTCTGAATCGTGATACGGATTAAGTTCTTTACCATCATTACCCCGGTAATATTCATCACCTACA